AAGGTGCAGTTGGGTTTGTCTATAAAATGATACACATACCAACTGGTAGATTTTATATAGGGAAGAAATCCCTAAATCAAGTTCGAAGATTGAAACCCTTAAAGGGAAAGACTAGAAAGAGAGTTGTTAGAAGTGCTTCCGATTGGGAGAAATACTATTCATCAAACGAATGGATTAAGTCCGAAGTAAAAGAAGGTAGAGCTGGTGATTTTGAAAGAGAAATTATCCAGTTTTGCTTTTCCAAAAAATCCTTATCATATTACGAAATTAAATGGCAGTTTCATTACGATGTACTAGCCAACGAACAAGCAATAAACGAAAACCTTATGGGAAAATTCTTCCGTAGGGATATTATAAACTAAAGTTATGACAATACCTGAAATCGCAAAGAAGTACGGAATCTCCGAAGCTTACTTAAACGCAAAAGATGATGCACTTCAAATAGCAGCTGCATCTTTAGTAGACCTCAAAGGAATGTTGGAAGCAAACCAACCAAAAGCACCAATTGCAGCAAAAATGCAGTTTTTAGCTGATTTCCTTTACGATGTAAAGAATTCCAACCATTAATTTGGTTATATCCCAAATTTTTCGTATATTTGTGATATAATATCTAATTAATGCTATCTGGGAAGAACAAACTAACGGTCATTAACATTTTGGACACCGCATTAGGTGTAGGTTCATCTCTTAAGGGAAATGAGCAGGCACATCATTGTCCATTTTGCAATCACCACAAAAAGAAACTTCAAGTAAATTTAGATACACAAAGATGGCATTGTTGGGTGTGTGATTCTAAGGGTAGAAGTATCCAATCACTCCTTCGCAAACTCAATGTAGATATAAGAGACCTTAATAGATTGAAAGATATCTATGGTGAAGATGATTATACCTTAGTTGAAAAGGATGAGTATGTAGCTAAGTTACAACTACCATCAGAATTCAAACAATTGCACTTCAAACCAAAAGGATTCAATCCTGAATACAATCAAGCAATTAATTACTTAAAAGAAAGAGGTATTACACAAGCTGATATCGTTAAATACAATATTGGGTATTGTTCGGAAGGATTATACTTTGGTAGAGTTATTGTTCCATCGTATGATGAGAATGGTGACTTGAATTACTTTGTAGCTCGTTCATATTACAAAGAAGAACGAATGAAGTATAAGAATCCGCCTGTTAATAGAGATGTAATTGTATTTGATAATCAAATCAATTGGAATGAACCCATTACTTTATGTGAGGGTGTATTTGATTCATTCTCAATTAAGAGAAATTGTATTCCTTTGCTTGGTAAGTTTTTATTGAGCAAATTAAAGAATAAGATTATAGAGAAAGGAGTTAAAGAAGTAACTATTATGTTAGATTCAGATGCTATTGCAGATTCAACTAAACATACTGATTATTTTTTAAAGAACGGAATTAAGGTTCGTAATATTATACCAACCGATAAGGATGCTGGTGAAATGGGATTTAAAAAAGTAAACGAACTCCTAAAGGGAGCAAAACAAACTGGATGGGATGACTTAGTTCTATCCAAACTAAATAATATATGAGGTTAAAGAGAATTTATCACATTGCGGATATACACATTCGTAATATAAAAAGACACAAAGAGTTTAGAGAAGTATTTTACTCAATGTTTGAGGAAATACAAAAAAGAGGAACGGAAGATTCCATTATCTACTTAGCTGGTGATATCGCTCATGCTAAATTGGAAATGAGTCCTGAATTAGTTAGTGAAATTAGCTGGTTGTTTACGGAATGTAATAAACTATGTCCTACTATTGTAATCGCTGGTAATCACGATTGTAATATGAACAACTCGGACAGAATGGATGTACTTACTCCAATAGTTGATGCATTAAAATTACCAAACTTAACTTATTTAAAAGATACGCAAGTTTACGGAATAGGTGATGTTGATTTTGCAGTATTCAGTATATTTGATAACAAAGATAATTGGCCTAAAGCAAACACTCTATTTGGTAATAAGAAGATTGCACTATTTCACGGACCTGTTGATAACTCTACAACCGATGTAGGGTATGTGGTTAGTAGTAGACACTTTACAACTGAAATATTTAATGGATATGATTTAGCTCTATTAGGAGATATACACAAAAGACAAGAGATGATATCACCATCAGGTTGTAAGGTGGTATATGCTGGTTCTTTGGTACAACAAAACTTCGGTGAAACATTAGACAAGCACGGATTCTTAGTTTGGGATTTAGATACAATGACTTATGAAGAAGTTGATATCCAAAACGATTATGGTTATTACACTTTAGATGTTGATGGTGGTATTGTGCCGGATGTAACTGATATGCCGTTATACCCTCGTTTAAGAGTGAGGATAACTAATACGGATACCGCAGATACTAAGAGAATGATGGCTGATATTACGGCAAAGTATGGTGTGGAGGACTTTACAATCATTAGAACGGATACATTCAATAAGAAGAAAACCAACGATAGAGAAGCAAGGTTGGAAGTAGACAGCATAGCTGATATAAACCATCAAAACTCTTTAATAGGTGAGTATATTGAACGTATGATGCCATTTGTGACAAAGGAGGACTTAGCTGGCATTGAGAAAATAAATCGTGACATTAATAGTAGAATCCAACCATCAGAACTACAAAGAAACATAAGCTGGAAACCAATAAAGTTTGATTTCAGTAATATGTTCTCATACGGAGAGAGGAATGTAATCAACTTCGATAAGGTAAACGGACTGATGGGATTATTCGCACCAAATGCACAGGGTAAATCATCTCTATTTGATGCAATTTCATTCTGCCTTTTTGATAAGTGTAGTAGGGCTTACAAAGCATCTGCTATTATGAACAATCGTAAATCTGATTTCCATTGCCAATTAGAATTCTCCGTAGATGGAGTTATATATGGTATTCGTAGAGAGGGAAGAACAATCAATAAGGGAAAGAACGTAAAAGTAGATGTGGACTTTTGGAGAGAGGGAGATAGTGGTAGAGAATCACTTAACGGAACGGAACGTAGGGATACAAACCAAGTCATTGAAACCTATGTGGGAAGATATGAGGATTTCATTATGACTGCACTTTCCTTACAATCTAACAACGCCCTATTCATTGATAAATCACAATCCGAAAGGAAAGACTTGATGGCTCAGTTTATGGGACTTGATATATTTGATAAGCTGTATGATACTGCTACCAACGATATCAAAGATGTGAATGCACTTATCAGAAATTTCAGAAAGACCGACTTCACTTCGGAATTAGCCCAAAAAGAAAACGACTTGAATTCAAAGAGAGAGGAGTATGATAGTTTGGATGCAGAGAAGTTAGAATTAGAAAATCGTAAGAGTGATTTAGAGGAACAAATTGTAAATCTATCTCAACAAATCGTTCCAATTCAAGGTAACTTAGATATTAATTCTCTAAACGCAAAAGCACAAAAGATTGTTGATGATTTGAAGACTTGGGGTGATGATAAATTCGATAAAACAATAAAACATACGGAATCCAAAGAGTTAGTTAGAGAAGCCAAAGAAATGGTTGATTCTAAAGTTACTATAAACGGAACTGATATTGGTGAAGCACAAATACAATTGAATTTAGTTAAAGGACAAATTAGAGATACCTTACATCAGATTGAATTATTAGAAAGTGCTATTGAACATAACAAAGAGAAGTTATCACACTTAGCAGAGCATGAGTATGACCCTAATTGTAATTTTTGTATGAACAATGTATTCGTAAAGGATGCAAAGGAAACGGAAACAAAATTAGAACAACAAGGTAATCAATTAGAAACCCTAAATATTTTACATGGTGCTCTTATAACTCAATTAGGTGAATTGGCTGGAGTTGAAGACCAATTCAAACAATGGAAACAATGGACTGATGAACACAAAAGATTAATAGTAGTAACAGACCGTTTGGATACTGATATTAAAACTTGCGATACTAAGATTGAATTATTACAAACTCAAAACGAAACTGTAAATGCAGATATTAAACGATATAATGATAATGTAGAAACGATTACAAAGAATCAAGCATTGGATATTCAAATTCAAAATGTTCGTAGATTGAAGCAAGGTGTTGAAAAACAAATATCCGATGTGAACAAACTTATGTTGAAATTAATGTCAGAAGTAGGTGCAACAAAAACTTACATTGACAATATGGTAGCTAAGATGGAAGAAGTAAAAGAATTGGAAACTAAAAACCAATTATATACATTCTACTTAGATGCAGTTAAGAAAGATGGAGTACCTTATGAACTAATATCCAAAGCACTTCCAGCAATTGAAAACGAAGTGAACAACATATTAGGACAAGTGGTAGACTTCTCAATATCAATGGATACTGATGGAAAGAATATTAACGCTAGAATCGTTTACGAAGACCAGGAATGGGCTTTAGAGATGTGTAGTGGTATGGAGAAGTTCATTAGTGGATTAGCGATTAGAGTGGCTCTAATTAACATATGCAACCTGCCTAGACCTAACTTCTTAGTAATAGATGAAGGGTTTGGTACATTAGATGCAGATAACCTATCATCGCTCTTTATGATGATGCAATATTTAAAAACCCAATTTGATTTTATATGGGTAATTTCTCATTTAGAACAAATGAGAGATATTGTGGATGGACTTATTGAAATTAAAAAGGTAGATGGATTTAGTAAGATTAACTTTTAATCACTGGTAATACATTTTTAGGTGTGGTCTTGTTTAAAGACTGCACCTTTTCTTTTATAAGGGTTTCTACCAACCCATTTATCTTATATCCTTTCTCTTTACAAAACTCCTTTAATGCTTGATGTATTTCAGCATCTATTTGTATCATTGCGTATTTTTTCATAACGTTTATTTAGATTTCTTTAGTTTTCTTTAGTTTTTAGTAATTATAAATATTAAACTCAATATTTATTAGTAATTAACAGGAATCATATATGGCAAGAATAAAAAAATTCGCAGATAATTTAACACAACCACTATCAATATATCAAACATTTGTTTTAGATTCTAATCCAAATTCGCAGTATTTTAGAATTACCGAATTTAAAGAATCTTTTACTGGTGGTAAAAACGGATTTCTAATTGAAGGTTCTGAACATTTAAAAGAAAGTACTGATATAAAAATAGAAATATTGGATGTGGATGGTAATCCAATTTATTTTGAGCCTGGTAATGGTGTGCCTGAATATTATGAGGGATTATCAAAAGTTATTGCTGTTTACATATACGAAGATACGCCAATTGGTAACGCAAAAATTACTGTATTAGGTGAATTAAAAACTTATATAGATACTGATGGTATAGTACAACCAATTCCTGATGAATGGGCTGGTATATATAATGTTAAGTGGGAAAGAGAATTTAAAATTAATAGATTACTTGCAAATGAAGATAAGGTAAGATTTTATCGTAGACCTGAAGTTAGTATCACCGAAATAGTTAAACCAATATTTTCAAATGTAGTTGCCCCAAAAACGCAAAGTGGAATTATAACGGGTACTGCACAAAATCCAGTGGCTGGTACTTTGCTATCAAATTATACATCACCAACTACATATATTTTAGAAACTGTTGGTAATTCATTTTGGACAGGGTCTGTAGTTGGAACATTTTTGAATATTCCTGGAATAAATTATTCACCATTAGTTACTCAAATAGTTAATTCAAGAGAAATATTAGTACAACCACCATATACTGAAAACGGGTTGGTTGCAAATATAGAATCCGAACCATATACAGCTACATTTAATTACACCGAAGGAGTTGATAATTTAAAAACAGCATTGACTGGTTCTTTTGCAAAAATAACATTATCCGATTTAACTACTTTTGTTGGTGATTGTGCTAGAGTTAAAATATTTAGAAAATCAACAACAGATTTATCTGATTTTCAATTTGTTCAAGAAATACAATTAGAATCAAATGAACTTTTAGTTGATTTAGAATCTACTACAAAAAATCAAGAAAATTATGGTTTATTTGATACTAACAATTATAAAGAATATTGGGTAACATCATCAAATAATTTAATAACTTCATTTAACCAAACGTTTTTATTTGATTCTATAAAATTAAATAGTACTGTTGGAACTCAAAAATTCTTTACAACAAAATCATTAAGTATAAGTGAAGGTATTGAATATACTTTAAATTTTAATGTTAGAAAGCAAACTTTGGGTAATACTAATAATTTTATTGAAGCGTATTTAAGTGGTTCTAAGCAAACAACTGTAAATGGTTCTCCAACTACACTTCAAGTTAAACAAAATATAGTAACAATAAATACTCAAAACGCTTTACTTGAAAAACAAATTATTACTGAAAATATAAAAGCTGAACAAATAGATAATGCTAGATTATATTTTGATGTAAACGGAAACGATTGGCATATATCCGAAGTTAGTTTAAAGGCATCTCAAGAAACAGCATTTTCTCCTGATGAAATTACATTTATACAATCAGTACCAAGAATATTACCAGTTGAAACTTTTGTATATCGTTTTGAATTTTATGATATTAATAACAATTATATTCCTGTTTTAGTTGAAGAAACAAAAACATTTAATGGGGGTAATTTACAAACAATACGAAAAGGACTTGTATTTAATCCTAGGTCATTATCATTTCAATTTGATTCTGGTTCTAGTCCAATACCACCAACAGTAGTTGGGTTTACTGTTACTAAAAATTTATTAACAGGTTCGGTAACATATACATCTCAATCTTTTGATTTTGATGGTAATGAATTATTTTATGATAATTATACCGCATCCTTTACGGGTAGAAGATATCCTGGTTTACTTAGTGATATTACATCAGATGCACCAACAATGACAGTTGGAAACTTTACGGGTTCTAGACTTGACAAGACTGTACAATTAGTTAAAATTACAGGAGAAGTTGAAGGATTTACCGATAGTGTAATATTCACCAGAGTATTGGATGGATTTGGTGGAGTTAATTATTTGATTAGACCTTATAGAGGAACTCAAATACGAAATAGTAGTACTGCTTCATTAGAAATTCAGGCCATTCGCATTGATGGTGTAAACGATATTGAATTAAGTAGTACAACCAAACCCGAAAAAGGTTGGCCTGATAAACAACTTCATATTATATCACGTTCGGCTGATGGAGCTGAGAAGTTTGTAAACTTAGAATATGCATCATCTAGCAAATATATATACGGATTAACTACGGGTTCGTTGGGAAGTGGTGAGATAAATTATAACGCAACTTTTAATCGTGATTCAATTGATTTTAGAAGAACTATATACATAATATCATCAGGCTCCGCAGCATCTGGACCTGCATATGAAACATCTGGTTCGGTTGTAGCATCTATTATATTAGAGGATTTGCAAGATGGATTGGATAGTGGTATTGTAACATATAATGCAGATTCATTCACAATAAATCCAAGAACAGAATCAGAATTTAAACCAGCATTTGGATTTGCAACTGCATCTTTTGCAAAAAGAGGAACGGCTGCATCTGATATAGAAGCAGTTACGGCATCGTTTCAGGTGTATCCATCAATGTCAATAAATAGAGATTGGGTTCCTGAATATTGGATGTATTATCATACACAAAGTTTAAATCCAACAATAACAGTTGTTGCAAAAGATGATAATAAAAATATAATACCATCTCAAATAGTAAACGGAAATGTAAGAACTGCAGTAAATCAAACTAAAAACTTAACATTAACATTTACATATACTGAACCTTGGACATCGGCATCTGTTAGTTTAGATAAAACATTTACAATTGTACCTGAAGGTAAGCAAGGAGATGAAAGTATTGTATTTGAAGTAAGTCCAATAGCAATTACACTTGGTGCAAATTCGAGAGGTATAGTTAATGATTATACACCATCCATTACTGATATTAAATTAAAGCAAGGTTCTAGGTATCTTGCTTTTAGTGCTAGTGCTGGTGTTCCTAATAATTTGGATACACATGGTACGTTCCATATAGCAACTGCATCTATAATTGAAAAGGAAATTAAAGCAGGTAACGTACATTTTACATCATCATTTGGAGTACCATATACCGCATCTTTAATTGTATCCCAATCTTCAAACTTTACACAATTAAGTGGAAGTATAACATATCCATTAATAATTCATCCATACTATACATCATCAATTTATACGGCAAGTGTAGTTGTAAATTATACAAAGATATTAGAAGGAGCGCCGCCAATTCAAATAGTAGTCTCACCAACATCAGTAGCATTAACAGCAGATGAAGTTGGATACATTACTCCGGTTGGATATTCTGCAGCAAATACTACTATACAAGTAAAGGAGGGAGATGATTTTTTAAAATTAGTAACAACTGAATCTTTTGCAAATGCTGATGCTAGAAAAGGTACATACACAATTAATTCAATTGAAACAAGAGGTGGTAGTATTTGGAATATAAGAACGGGTTCATTAGCATCTTCATCTTTATCTGGATTGACTGGAACAATCAATTATAATAGATTTGATTATCCATATGTTTCAGCAAGTGCAGTTTATACAATTCAAGTATATCCTTACGCATTGGGAGCTGGGCATTTACCAACTTCATCTATTTTTACTCGTACACAAACATTTACAAAAAATGTAACTCCGCCAAAAGCTCGTAGTATTGATTTTAAAGCATCTTCGTATACGGTAAACTATGATAGGAATGGTAGAGTATCGGCGGCATCACAATCACCAATTATATTATCTGCAACAGCATTTAATACAACATCATCTGCTGACAGAGTATTTCTTACAATATCTGATATTGCTCCTGATGGCTCTGAATCTGGAGAAGTTATATTTCAGGGAGATAGTGGTACAAATCCAGTAACATTTACACTACCGGATGTAAACTATAACGATATTGGTCCTGATACAATAAAAACATATAAAGTTAAATTGACTGATGGTAATCCGTATTCATCTCCAACATTAAATCCATATAGAGCAGAAGCTCAATTAACAATATCTGGTATGAAGGCTGGGGCTGATGCATATAAGTTAGTAGCATCAAATGAAAGTACTTCTATAACTGCAGATTTATGGGGACCTTATGTATTTTCTAATACAGGTATGAAAATTACCACATTTAATGGTACTCAACAATTAACAAACCAACATCCATTACCACTTCCA